GACGATGGAAATGCTAAATGGCACACAAAGGAAAAGGCTCCTGTAAAGGGGGCAAAAAAGGCGGTAAGAAATATGGCCGCTAAGAAAAAGAAAAAATGCGGATGCAAACACAATGGCAAAAAGAGGACTTTACGCTAACATACACGCCAAGAGAAAGCGGATTGCTGCTGGCTCTGGCGAGAAAATGAGGAAGCCGGGTTCTAAAGGTGCACCAACTGCTGCAAACTTTAGACGATCTGCAAAGACCGCAAAACCTTATAAAAAGAAAAAATGATTACTACCGATATTGATGGTAGAGAAAACATCTACCCAAACGAACCACCCATTCAACTATTACCAA